TACTTGAGGAGGTACTACGAGCAGGCTCTCTCCCGTTTACCCAGGAGGTCTGAAAGGGTAAGAGGAAGACAAGAGGAAGACGATGAGGATTTCAACCCAAACAGAACAAGACGAAGGTTTTAACCTGTTTTAACCATATATTAACCATAAAAGTGCATATTTATAGTCAATTATTAAGGTATAAGGTTAATAAAATCGATTTTATTAATCTGTTATTGCCTATTTAGCTTAATTTTCTACTATTTATGAGCAAATTAAGCATATATATATGTTTAAAAGTTACCTATATAGGTAATATCGATTCTCCCTTTGTACTGTCTTGTTGAACCTAGGTCATAGTGACCAACAAACACTGCGTAGTCTCCCTCCCTGAGTTGACCGACAAAGTTCATTGACAGAGGGTACCTCGCTCCGTCTATGGCCTGTCCTGTGTTGAGTCCTATTATGTCCGCTGTGGGATCAAGGTCCAAACGCAAGTAAGTGTAGCTGTTTCCGTTACCTCCTATTGTTGACCCGTCCCACTCTCCTGTCATCTGCACATTGAAAGTGTGTCCGTTTAATGCAGGTGGGATCCTTAGTAATATGTTTCCAGATGGGGAAGTAGACATAAGGACATATGCAGCTACAGAGGAAGATATGAGAGAGACTGGGTCAAGCTTGTTTGCTCCTGGTGCTGTTACTGACTCTCCGCACACACATCCCGCACTCATTGACTGTGGACTTAAGTAACCGTTCAGCCAAAGAGGCATTATGCCAGACGCAGAAGCGATTTGGTTTGGCAACTTAAAGTTCACAGAAGCTTGAAGACCAGGGGTGTTCAATGAGTCTCCTGCGAAGATCGACTGCTGTGCGTTGATTGTAGATCCTCCTTCTATATTTCCTCCTGTCTTCACAAAGTCGTTGACGCTTACTCCTTGTATGTTGAAAAGGTTGAAAGCTCCACCGTCTAAGTCCGCAGTCATTGGGTTCGTAACGAACCCTGCAAGAGAGGGTATCGATGCATCTACGTATGCTTTCGTAGCAGCGTCTTGGGCGAGAGAAGGGTCCTGCATGTTGTTTATTTGAAATGTCCCTGCATCCAAGTCCACTACCATTGGATTCTGAACATAACCTGTCAAACTGGGAATGGACGAGTCAACGTAGGACTTAGTTGCTGCGTCTTGGACATTGATGGGGTCAGCCATGTTCTCAATCCTGTTCAAACTGAGACGTACTCTACCGTCTTGAAAGATGGTCATTTTGTTTACAAGAGATCCTCCGTTCTCTTTACAGAAGAAGTTTAAGTCAGCTCCGTTAAGAAGTGTGTCAGAACTGATAATTTGCGACTGCACAGCTGACTGAGTGGCACCAAAGAACTGGAGACGAGGGTCAGTAGCTCCAGTAATAGTAACACTCTTTGCGACATCGAGGATATCTTGCGGAGCGGGAATACCCACACCGACAGTGTTTGTTGCTGTGTCGACAAATATTGGTCCGTTCGTAGGATGTCCAATCGGGATTGTTATATTAAGTGCAGCGCCGACAAATCCGAGAGCTCCGACCAGATTAGCGGACTGTATGTCGTTGCTGTTCATGTTTATTGAGTTAAGAAATCCTACTGTACCTACTCCACCGTTGTCTGCAATTAAGTTGGTGTTTGTTTGGTTTGTGGAGACAGAAGAGGAAGCAGTAAGGGTGCTGCACGCTATCGCGTTTTTGACATCTAAGTTCCCAGACATAACGTTCTGTCCACCTGCGAAAAAAGAAAGAGACTGCTCTACGTAAGTATTAACTACAGCAGGTATAACTGTAGCGGGAGTAACAACTTTCCAGGACGAACCGTATGTTCCTATTGTTCCTTTTCCGTCCTGCTGGTTGTATGTCCTTAATTCCCACGTCGTACTTGGCGTGACGCAGTTAAGGTAAACGTACATTCCTGAAGATCCATCGTCAGCGACCTTAATAGAGTCCCATATCGGTGTGTCAGACTCGCAGAGGTTTGCGTGCACGTTAACATGCGCCCTATCAGCGAAGGCGCTTACTGTGAATATAGTTGTCTGTTTAAACCCTGCGTCTAAACACCTGCTTACGACCAGAATACTTGCTTCTCCATCTGCCCTAGGATCCATAGCTGCTACTAAGTAGCCGTTTCCAGCTGCTACTGCACCTTGGTTGAAGTACAGTTGGGCTGCACTGTCGTTTAGTTCTGGCAAATTGAAGATGCTGAATCCTGCTGCATCTAAATCGGCAGTCATTGGATTAGTTACTCCTGCTCCTGTGGTAACACTGACGCTTCCTCCTCCGTTGTCAACAAGAGTTCCATTAGATACGTTTATGTCTGTTACGTTATTCACTACCACTGTACCGTCTTGTACAGTCAGAGGGGCACCTCCTCCTCCTCCTGTTGCAGAGTTTTGGTAAGTACCGTCTCCCCATATTACTCCATATATGAGACTGGCCACACCTTGTGCAACAGGGTAGTCGAGGGAATTTGCAGATGTGCTCGAACTGGGGAAGTTATCCCGATTAAAAATATTGAGTTCTTCGTAAGGCTTTGCTTGGTTCGACATTACGTTATAGTATAATAAAATAAATTAATGTCTAAATTTACGCCGATCGCAATAAATCCTCTGCTTCCTCCTGTTGCCTTTTTATTAGTACAGGGGCTACTTCCTTATGGTACCTCTCAGTGCATATTGCCATAGCATCGTCTAAACCTCGCGGAAACAAGAAGTTCCTTTCCGGTGTTATTTCCTGGGCCGCCATCTCGACAACAAGGTGAGCAATGTCCTCCAGAAGAACTGTCTCTTCGTGTACTATGCCTTTCCGCAATGACCTCTCTATTTTGTACTTCCCTACATCGCCAGTGCTGACTACTCTTATGCTGTTGCACATATCTCTGTGGAAGAAGAGTACCTCGTTGTCTTTATAGGTGACAGCGGGATTTCCTCCTAGTATTCTCTTTAACTTTTCCAAGTCCATATAGTTTAGCTAAATATATTTTTAGGTTAATTCCTGCCGATTTTATTTATTACGTTAATTTATAATGGACTCTGCAGAATTTAAGGAATACATAAAAGAAAAAAGACCTTCTTTGTCTAAGTCTTCAATCAACACCTACGGCAGCATCCTCAGGAGCCTTCACCGAAGCCTAGAAGGGACAGACGAGGTCTCTCCTGGGTTTTTTGACAGAACGACTAACGTTCTGAATCACTTAAAGGACATCCCCCCATCAAAGCGTAAAACTGTGTTAAGTGCTTTGGTTATAGTCACTGATGGAGAACCACAGAAGAAGTACAGGGAGCTCATGATGGAAGACATAGGAGAGCATAGAAAGGAGATAGAACAGCAAACAAAGACTCCTCAGCAGCAGGAGAACTGGGTGTCCCAAGAACAGATTGCACAGAAGTACAAAGAATACGAAAAGACGGCTGCTGCTCTCTACAAGAAAGGAAACCTTACAAGGAAAGAAATACAGGAGTATCAGCAATACGTAATTCTCGCACTCCTATCAGGTAAGCATATTGTCCCAAGAAGGGCTAAGGATTACGTTGACATGAAGCTGAGAAACATAGACAAAGACAAGGACAACTACATAGGCGACAAGCAGCTTGTATTCAATTCGTATAAGACTGCAAAAACGTATGGCAAGCAGACTATAGCACTCCCCACTAAGTTGAAGAACATCCTGAAGAAGTGGGCTCAGCTAAACCCTTCTGACTATTTACTGATTGACAGTAATATGCACCCGCTGGGAGGACCTGACCAGAGCAGCAACGGAGCAGTTAAATTGAACCAACGCTTAGGACGAATATTCGACGGAAAGAAAGCCGGTGTAAACATTATGAGACACAGTTACCTTACTGACAAGTTCGGGGAAACTATAGCCCAGAAGAAAAGAATTGACAAGACGATGGGGGATATGGGATCGAGTAGTCAGATGCTGACCACGTACGTGAAGGAAGACGAATAGCGTAATATAGGATAATGAAAACAATACGTAATCAGCGACGATTTTTTTTAATTATTAAGACTATTAATTACATCATCATCGTATACTAGTACAACTTCGTCATGAGAGAGATTTGTCCAAGGAGGTTGCCTGGGGTCCGCAAGCTGCCACGCTAGTCTTCCATGCCTTGCTGACCATAGGTTTATCACATGAGAGTAACCTCTCTGTACTTCATCTATAAAAGTAATTTACTTTGTTAATTATTTAATAGTTGTAATTTAACCAGCTATCGGAGATTGCTCCGGGGCTTGTGAAATTATTTCTTATTCTACTACCTATGATAGCTCTCATTAATTCCCCGGTTGGGATTTGCCACGGGCCTCTCTCATGTCTTATTTCTTGGACCCTATCGAATATTACTTGCTCTCTGTCCTGCTCTTCTTGAGTTGGTGGTTCTCTGTGTCCATTGCCTTGTCTGTAGGGCAATAGCCACAAAGCATCAGAGGCTTCTCTGTATCTGACCATGTGGTCTACAATTTGCTCTGTTGACATGTTGTCATAGCTAGGAATCCATTTCTTCATACTCCTAAGAAACCGCTCGTTCTTTCTCATACCGAAGTGACCTCCTATGCACCTAGCTGCCTTGGATAGTCTCTCTTCTTGGTTTAATATCATGTCTATGTGCTTTATGTGTTCTTTGTTGTTCATTAGCTGCTTTCTTATGTTCTTGAACTTTCTCTCTTGTATCTTCTTATTGCACTCTTCGACAGTAGGTACCCCGAATTCCCTAATGAGATCCTTAAGTTCTCTTGGTAATTCCCCGAATTTCCCAGCTAGGTCTTTGTCTGGATGGTATTCTATGGGTATTCTTTCCCACAGTTTTCTTCTCTTTGGAGGGGGTTCTTCTGGTGAAGGTGGGATCCTTAGTTCCTGCATTAATTTTTTCTCTTCTAAATATTCTTCCATCTTGGATTCGAACTCTTGACCTTTATTTACCTATGTGTGAGAAGAACAGGGTTAGTTCCATTGAGCTATAATGGGATAAAAACATGATTCTCGACTCAGTATACAAAGTCAATTTTTTATTTATTTTTACAAAAAATTTGTTTTCCCAGTAACACTGTGGCAAAGCCTTTCCCAGTGATACCCACCAAGTCTACTGCGACTTAGTACCACTCTAACCCAAGTGTAGCCTAACTATTTCAACAAGATGTTGGGAAAACAGAGAAAGTTCCCCGTATTAATACCCAGTGGCCCTTCGTCTCTGTGCACAGAGAGGGTACGCCTCGAAGAATATTTTTTTTTTTGGGACCCCACTTTCTCAAGGAATCGAACCAATGACCTTAATGAACCGCACAAGTACCGTTCAGACCATTGGGCCAATTCCACACATTTTCCGGAAATGCTGAAACACATATATAGTTAATTTTTTACTATTTTTTTCAACATAGAAAGTGTAGGCAAAAAAAAAATATGCTCAGACGTATGAATCACCTTAGAGCCCGGGGGTTACTAACCGCCTTTCTTTCGTCCGGGGTGTTGGCCAAGTGGGAAAGGGTTCTCCGCTGGCGAGGATCGAACCGCTGACCATTGGACCGACGCACTGCGGTACCGACCATTGGAACAGATCCTCATATTGACCTGATTATTGACTCAGTATATATAGTGCAATGTATATGCAATGTATATGCAATGTATATGCAATGTATATTAAATAGGAGCTTCAATCCAACCAGTACATCAATCCAACCAATTAGCAGTGTTTTATTTTTTTCAACTACAGTTTCTCTGTTGAAAAAAACTTCAAAAAGAATTGAGTATATATTTTGAGTCGAGAATGACATTTCCGTGCCAGCTTTGTGCACTGGTACAGTCTTTGATATCCATATACTAACCATGTCTCTCTTTACACTAGGTAAATAACTAAGGTCAAGAGTTCGAATCACAGAAAAGTCAAAAAAAAAATAATCAAAAAAATGCCAGGAAAACAATTACCCACAAGCCTAGCGGCTAACAGACCAAAGAGATCCAATGCGGGTAAAAATCCTAACAGAGATGGGGCATGGTATGCTGAGGGTATTATACGCCCCGCAGAACCAGAAGATATCCTAGACGCTGAGTCAGTAGGATCACCGGATGTGCGTCTTCAAGAATACCTACAAGAGAAGTACGACCCACCGTATACCCCAGCGACATCTATCCCCTTCCCTCCGGTACCCTCTACCCCAGAAGCCACTCAGCCACAGACCCCAGGAGCTCCAGGGGGTACATTCGACCACTCTCCTATTCCTCCAGGTTTCTCTCCTACACAAGTTGAGTTTCCCCCAGAAGACAAACAAGATCAAGAAGACCTTAGGTGGATCCAAAGAGAGAGAGATTTCCAAGAACAGAAAAATGACATAGAAACTCTCAAGAGAGCAATTGACCAATTGGTACATCAGACTACAAGAGAGATAGATGCTCTTAAGAGAGAGAAAGATGAACTACAATGCGAGGTCTTCAAGAACAGAGTGGAACTAAGAGCAATTAAGAAACAGAGAAGACTGACCTACGTGCCTCCTAGTAACATGGACAGAGAGATCGAACAGAGTGGCTCAGATATAGTAGATTTGACACTAGAGTAGATTAAGAGAGTTAATTAAATAGGATCCTTACCCTATGATCCGCAATTAAGAAAATCAAATTTCTACCCTCTGAACTTTCCACCCCTGTTTCCTGCTCCTCCTGACTTAGGTTTTCTTCCTCTCTTACCCTTTACGCAATTCTGCAATTCGTATCCCGCTATTTTACATGATGCTTCTCTATCTAGCTCCTCTTGCCTTGCTGCTTGAGACCTGGTCATTGCGCCTCCTGATAAAGAAGGAGAAGGGTCTGTGAACTGTCTGTACATGTGAGATTGTCTCTGTACCTTCGCATTGGCTACCCTAGTGTTATATACGTTTTCTGCCATACTCCTCTTGACGTTAGGTGTTCCAAACGTTGAGTCGCTAAAACTTCCCACGTACGCGCGCGGGTCACCACGAACTTCAAAACGATTTCCGTTGTCTGTATTTCCTCTCATACCGATAGACGCTTGCACAGTTCTTGGTGCAAGTGCATGGTCACGGAAAAACGCTTGCCGGGCTACGTCATATTGTTGCTGCATCGGAATTTGCATGTAGGCCAAAGAGGTTTGAGGAATCATCGTCGTTCTCCCCGCCATTTGCGTATTTCCGGAAAGATGTCTACTTATGGGCTGTTGTATGAAAGACATAGCTATATTCTCTACTGACATTTTTTCTTTGCTAAAACGTTCTTATAAAATCGAGCTCTCCTGACGGTCTTCTGTTGGTACTTTTTGGTATCCTTAAGAATCATATCAGCGAATTTACAAAGGTCAAGGTTCTTCCTGTGCTGTCTATTATAAGCTTCTAACTGCTTTGTGAAAGTTCCCCACTTAATATCCTCGAAGTCGATGTCATCATCTCCAACACCAAGGCCTTGTGGAGTATATGTGGCTGGGTCCGCTCCAAGAAGTCCTTGACCAAACATGTGGTCGTCACCTTTACGCTTTAATATGTCGTAAGAGTGCTCCTTGATAGAGTCCTTGCATCCTAGTAAGTTCTTCTTCCCTTTTATAGTGGTGTCATTCTTGCTCTTCTTTGTCTTGAACATAGACACTTTGTCGCAGTCGCTGCGTATGTCGTGTTGGTTCTTTCCTCCAGAGTTGTCACTGAATGGGCTAGTCGCCTTATTAACAGTTATTACTTCGTGACCGTTTTTCCCAAGGAGCTCGGCAAGAAGACCACCTTGAGAGTGTCCAATAGTACTGATTTTATTCTGTCCGTACTTATCCTCCGCTTTTTTCTGTACGTCTTTGGCATCCTTAAAACGTTGTGTTTGCTTGTAGCCGGTCTCTCCAGTTGACCCGTACTTAAGATTATTTCCCCAGTCTGATACTGTGCCCTCCGTACCCCTGTGGGCAACAACTGCCCTGCCGTCGTCATGACGGTACACACTTGACGTAGCTGAGCTTAAATCGTCGTCTCTTGACCACCCGTTTCCACCTTTGTACTCGTCTAGGTTGTAAGATCCGTGAAGCATGTCGTGGAGTTCAGATGAAGACAACTTGCCTCCTTTCGCCTGTATGTTCATTGCTTTGTTCATTACGCTAGTCGGCAGCTGGCCTCCCTTTACTTTTTGTATTGCTTCCCTTACAATTTCCCTGATACTTCCTCCTCCAATAGATTTACACTGGCCTTTTGTAGACATACCTCCGTACGCCTTGTGGCAGGGTTTACTGTAAATATACGCTCCAGATCCTTTTGTTGCTCTTTCGGCTAAAGATCCTCCACTCATTTTGAAGTGCTTCTTAAGCGTTTTGGTCAATTCTTCCTTTCCCATCTTTGAGAAGCCTTTCACAGCTGGATGCCCTTTCTTCTCTCTTGCTAAGCCCTTCAGCTTTTCTAAAGATAAGTCTTCTAATTTCATTTTATAAATTAACATAACATAAAAATTTTACCACAGCAACTTATCTGCAAAGTACGAAGGAGTGTCCTTCTTGTGCCTTGTTTTCTCGTGTCTCTTTTTGTACAATTCCCTTCTCGTATCCGCTACTTTCTTAGTGCAGTCCTGTAGGTAAGTCGGATAATCCTTATAGTCAGGATGACCCACACTGGCTACTTTTCTACCTCCTCTGAACACGTCTATCTTTTTGTTCTTCAATTGCGATGGCTTTACTTCCACTCCGAGCTTCTTTGCTTGCACTTTGGTGTGTTTCTTTATCCTATATCCTCTACCTTCTACTTCTGGATACTCTCCCATTGGAGCAGGGCTGTTGAGTTTTGGTGTTCCTTCGTAGACAGCTCTGTCCTCGTCGTCAGAATCTACCAACGTCTGTTCCAAGTAGTCAAGCTTGTCGTAGAAGGGATTGTTAGTAGACACAAGTTGTCCCTCTTGGTTGACTTCTTCTTTACCACAGTCCTTCCCCAGTTTCTGGAAGATGTGGTGCATGAGGTTCTTTCCTGCGTTCCTGGCCTTTACTGATTCTCCGCACAGCACGGAAATCTCAAACTGTCCATTTGACTTCGTGTGTACACCTGCTTTCGCAACAAGGTTTCCTCCCATCTCTGAGAAAACAGCAAGGTTCTTTACACCTCCTAGTACTTTGTATGGGCAATCAACTTCACTGCCGTCCTTGTTTTTTCCTTTTAGTTCCATTTCATCCAAAACCTGCGCCGATTCTTTGTTGAGTAGAATACCGAGTCCGCAGTTGTCTAAGTAAAGATTATCCCACTGTTGCCGGAGGGACCTGTCCTTCGGGTACTCCAAGTAATAGTAATAGCTTACCATAGTATACCTTTTCGACAGATTTTCTTTATCGTTTATCCGTCAGAATACTTTCCACGTCGTCCTCTGTCACTTTTACGTCGTCCTCTGTAATGATAGGATCAAAGTACTGTTTCTTTAGTGCCGGAGATCCTTTTCCAAAAAGAATGCTTCTGCTGTGAGGAATAGAACTGAAGATCTGCTGTATGTCTTCCTCTATGCTGCCGTCCGGTGTAAGTGTCGGAGTTCTCTTCCACTCTATTAATTCTGTGGGAATCCTTGTCAGTACGTCGTTCTTCATTGCGTGCCTCATCATTTCGCTTGAAGAGACAAGTTGAGAATACTCAGTAAAAATTCTACCGAGGTAGTCTGGTCCACGCTCTGATCTCTCGTCTGGATTGAGTTTGAGAACCCTGTAAATGTCTGTGGAAAGTGCATAATATTTCTTGCTAAATTTGTATGAGTCTTCCAATTTGTCCGTGATTGACAGGTGGAGCTCCACTGCACTGAGCATTGCAACTATCAAAGAGATAAGACAACTGAGACCTGAGATCACCTTCTGGTCTACTTCCAGGGACTGTAAACCAACGCTCGCCGAGGCCGCGAATATAGACAGCAAGATAATAGGAATTCTAAACCATTTGCCGTATGCCTTGAAGTAGAAGTACCTCTGTCTGTGATAGGTGTTTAAGTTTACGCAATTGACTCGAAGTCGCTCGAGCATGTCGAGAACAGCTTCTGAGTATCCGAAAGCATCTCCAGCCTCCATTTGTAACTATATATATACAGTAACAAATTAATTTTAACTCAAGTACTGATTCTCTAGTGTATTCGGGTCGGAAAAAGAAAAGTACTGTCCGTTGCCTGATATGCTAGCGCACTGAAAGTCCTGACTTCCTGTCTGTACAGACACGTTCTGCAGCATCAGCCCTCCCTGCCTTGATTGCCACAAACCACCTGTGCCACCCAAGCTGCCTACTGTAGCGGATAGCAACTGACCAGTTGAGTCGCAAGTTATTCCTGATGGCCAAACTCCGAACGATGACGGAGGAATGTTCATTTTAGTATTGAGTGCGGCTGTCGTCACGTCGTTCCACGTATTACCATAATCCGTGCTGTAGTATATAGTTCCTACGTTAGTAGTGGAAAGGCCAGGCTGGCATCTTGCGACGTAAACTGTGTCACCACCTGCGCTGCAACATGCCCCTGCTGCTTGGCCGAAAGGAGTCGAAGAGTCAATGGCGACGTTAGTGAAAGTTTGACCTCCGTCGTCCGATCTAGCCATACAAAGTACACCGCTTTGACCTAATGTATTAAGAGGCCCTGCATTGTAAAAGTAATACACTACTGCACCATTTTTGCTCATGCAGCAGGATGGGCTGTAAGCAGTTCCCGCGATTCTGTCCAAGTTGTCTGCTATCGAGGTTATTGCAGAGAAAGTCGAGCCGTAATCAGTACTCAACTGCATGTAAGTGGACGGGGTAGCTGTTCCGGAAGTGTATCCCCAGTACTCCCATATAATCACTTGTCTCTTTCCAGATGCTGACATAAGAACACTCGGACACACCAATGTTCCACTTACAGGAGGTGTGTAAGAAACAGTAGTGACGGTGCTGCAGTAGTCGCTGCTGAGGTAAACCGGGTAAGTAGACAATGCCGAAGCAGATGCGCTGTCTTGATAGTAGCCTAGTACCGGTATCATTGCATACCGCAAGTCAGAACTAACGACGGGGTAACCATACACTCCGTTTATTCCGTTCGGCACTGTTATTCCAGTCAGATTAACGTTTACATACGACTTCGCAGTAGATCCTGTCGTAGACACTGGAATCCCAAGGGGTTGCCCAATTGCTACACCCTGCGGGTAGTTACCACTTGTAGCGGTAAAGAAGCTTCCACTGAAGTCCTGCACGATCAGCAGACTATTAACACCGGACGTTCCGTATGTTTGGTAGTACTTACTGGGAAAAGACTGAGCAATCGGATTTTGAGTGTATTGGTACGTAGGAGCGTTGTTGCCATACTCAAGAGATATGTAAGGAAAGTATTGTAGAACGAGGCCCATTCCTTCATAATCTGTAGTTCCCGCTCCTCCTGCCCCTGGGCCTGTCATTCCTGTAGGACCTGTTGGACCGGTATCTCCTGTGTCTCCAGTTGGTCCTGTTGAACCTTGATTGCCCTGCGATCCTGTTGAACCTTGATTACCCTGAGAACCTGTTGGTCCTGTTGGTCCTGTCGATCCTGTTGAACCTTGATTACCCTGTGACCCTGTCGGTCCAGTCGGACCTGGCAAAGTGCTGTAATACGTAGAGACCCAAGCTGTAGTGGCTATGTCTGTGTTGTTTGAACTAGCTGCAGGCGTAGTAGACGTTGGCTGTCCTGAAAGGGAAGGACTAATGAGAGGAGCATATATAGAATCAGCGTACTGAAGATTGACCGCATGGCTATTAGCAGTCGGATTAGCCATATCAACCACTTGGTTACCTCCCAAGTCAAGAGAAGTAGTCATGGGGTTTGTTAGTGAGTTGCTTTGGAAATACGTAAGAGTAATAGCATCAGTGGGATTAACCGGTGTCGCTAAATTCGTAACTGTGAAAGTTCCTGCGTTTAGGTTGCTCGTCATGGGATTTTGCACTCCAGACCCTGCTCCTCCAGAGGCTGAGTTTTGGAAAGTTCCGTCTCCCCAGTATACACCGTTAGGGAAAGTTTCTGTACCTTGAGCGGTAGGGAAAGACAAATCAGCTGCTTCTCCACCGTAGTTGACAGGATTAAAGATAGATAATACTTCAGTAGGGGGTGGTGCGTTGCTCATCTTTTATTTACTGGTAGAAAATAAAATGATTAATTATTCGGATTCAGGGTATTATAACCTCCTGAAGTGGTGGTCACATTGCTTCTTCTTGTTATAGATGATCCGTTGCTGTTCTGTGTAACCTTTTGTGCTACTATCACGTAGCTGTTAGAGTTGAAGACTGCAGAGGGCTTCGTGTATTGCGGAGCCGTGGCAGGGAGATAATACTTTTGTCGCCCAGGTGGTAAGTTCTTTAAAACCATCGTATAAAATAAGTAAACAAAATATTTAGCTAACATATACAATGGACGAGATTCTATATGATAGACTTCTAAGAGAAATTGCTGCAGAGGACGAAGGAAAAGAGAAGAAGCCGAAGTCGAAAAAGGAAACTGCGAGTTCCGCTGTAGTTAGAAACATGTACGAGAAGATACCTAAAAGAATGCTTGACGAAGTGTCCAACCCACACCAAAACTTACACGGGCTAAAAATACCCTTCCGTATGTGCGTGGTAGCCCCTTCTGGCTCAGGCAAAACTAATTTTTTGATCAATTTGCTATCTTTGTTCTCTTCTGCGCCCGGGACCTTTCACAGTATTTGCATCGTGACGAGGAACAAAAACGAGCCGTTGTACAATTGGCTGCAATCTCTTCACGACGACATAAAAGTAGTGGAAGGACTAGAGAACACACCTGTTCTAGACAAGATGGACAAAGACTTAAACCACTTCGTTGCCTTTGATGACTTGGTTCTAGCTAAAAACCAAGAAAGAATATGCAACTACTATATCAGGTGCCGTAAGCTCAATTGCTCTGTTGCTTACTTGAGTCAGTCTTACTTCGGTATACCAAAGATAGTGAGGCAGAATTGCAGTTACTTAATTATACTAAGGTTGGGAGGGAGCAACCGAGAAGTAAACAGTATTTTAAGTGAAGCTGGTTTAGGTGTTAACAAAGAAGGCCTAATGAAGCTATATGATGAAGCAGTAACTAATGCTCCTAAGTTTAGTATTTTACTTATTGACTTTGAAGAAGAACCGGCGAAGAGGTTCAGGAAAGGATTCAAGGACCTTATGGAAGTCCCGAGCGAATAAGTCCTGGTGACTCCTTCTTTATTTCTACAAAGAGTTGAAGGTTGTTCTTATGCGTACACAGCTCAATTGCTCTGTTGTGAGAGACATCGTGCTGCGCAGCCCACAAGTCCACTAGCTTCTCCCTCTCAGTGAGGACATTGCTCGCGTTCTTGCCTCCTTTCGCGTCCTGCATCTTCTGGAGAATTGTGCTCTCTGCGTCGTCCCAGTCTTCTCCTTTATCTTTTAACAGGGTCTTCATCTTCCAGTGACCTGATGCAGGAATATGCGCCAAGTAGGTCCTTTCGTACTTCTCGCATATCCATGACTGGTCGTCCTCTGCTCCAGTCAGTCTGTTTACTTTTCTCTTCTTTGAGGTAGTGTTTGTTGACTCTATAACAGGAGACAGTGGAGACATGTGCTTCACTAAGTTGTTATCGAACTCTACTTTTTCTAGCTCATCTTCTTCTCTGGAGAGTACAGAGAGATTGTCTTCTTCCTGAGTGAGTGGTTCCGGGAAGGTCAGTACAGGAGGAGAGTAGTCACCGAAACCTCTTTTCATATATTCTAGAGCTTTGAATAAATGAAATTCAACAAGAGAGTCGGCTCTCTCTGTCTGTGTTGCCTGGTCGCAACAGGGCCTTTTTTGCAAGGCATCTTGTAAATTTCTAACGGCTACTTGTACGAGATCCATGGTCATGGGGTTCGATAATGAAGAGATGTGAAAATCAGCGGTGAAAAAAAAAAAATCTCTCCGCTGAAAAAGAGAGACTGACACAATCGAACCCATGACACGATGCTCATCTTCTTTCTTTGCATTTTATTCGGGGTCCTACTTGGGTGCCTGGCTACTCTCTATTTTGCTGTCTACATTGAGCAAAATGGAGCACCCATCAGAGTCAGGAGACCAAGAAGAGATAGGGGAACTGTCAGAGGCCCAAATATCAGGACGCGTGTATGGCCAGAACTTGACTGAGTATGAGGAGAGAGAGAAAGTTGGACTTGTCTTTTAAATCCCCATAGATGCTAGTTCAAGAAGGAGATCGTGTCCTTCTGTCTTAGATACTTTTTTTGCGTGAATCATTTTAAGAAGCTTCCTTTTAAAGTCTTGTACTAGTTCTTTATTGTCGTTTCCTGCTGCTATCTGTCCTTTCAATACTTCAAATTCGTGCATGTCTTTCTGTGTCTCTGTTTTCTTCTTAGTGGGCATATCCTGTAAATCCTCTATCTTTGCGGCCATTCCTACACCATTCAAATACTCTCTTTCATCTTCGTTAAGAGAAAGAATGTCCTTGGGTCTAGGTCTTTGTCCGATGACCAGAGATTTTAAAACGTTAGAGACGTTTCCTCCAACGACCTGACGTGGCACCTTCCTCTGTTTGTTTCCTTTCGCTGTGTATAGTGACAAATGACTGTTCTTAAGGTCTTCTAAGTCTATTAAGTAGTTACCAAAGGGTGCGAGAGGTTTACCTACTCCGCCTCCGCAGCACTTCATTCCGTAACCTTTTGCTGGGTCGTATTTTGTAGGTGCCTTTCTAGTTCTACCGGATCTCCTTGTTGCCTCCTGTAAGAGGGAATCATGTCTCGTTTGGCCAGTGAGAAGAGCACGCGCTGTTTCAGAATCAAAAACAGAGTCTTTACTTTCCGTTGGGAAAAGACTAGAAACACCAGTTAGGTCTGTCTCTGGTGTAATCATCGCCTTTTGCATTCTTTGAGATGTGACGTTTTCTCCTATGTACCGTGGCCTAGGTAAATCGTTTCTTCTCCTTGCGACGGGCGGGGTCCTCGTTGATGAGTCCCACAGATCTTTCGTTTCTGTCGGGATTACTCCGTATACCGGATCATAGGAATACCTATCTGAGTCCCTCGTATTAACTCCACGATGAATGACTGTTGGACGAGGAACAGCCGTGTTTATATCGTTTGCAGACATACCACCTCTCTCTACTGCCTCTTGTTGTTCCCTCCTCTTAATTTGATTGTATAGTTCATTTTCTGCAGAGAATCTTGATCCTCGGCTTCTAGGAGGAGTCATAAATGACCCTGTCGAAGCTGAAGAAGACGAGGAAGAAGATGAAGATCCGCCATCGTATGCAAAAGGGTCAGAGAATCTGGAGCTAGAAGAAGAAGCAGATGTGGTAGAAGGCACTCCCATGCTTTCCATTTGCGTCTGCGAGTCGACGAACTGGGACGATGCGCTCGTTGTCTGCGTTCCGTCCTCTACTGCATCTGGAACAGTAACGTTATTGTACTGCGGTACGTGGTTCATCGCCCCTCTCATCATGTCTGAAACTATCTGTCTAAATAGCTGAGCAGATATTCTGCCTCCTCCTCTATCTGATCGGTATCCCGACCGTATCATTTGGTTGATAGCATCGGAGTAAGTATAAATAAATTGTTGCTCTTTTAAGTTCAAGGGGTGAATGGCAGCAGTTGAGTTTTCTACCTGCGATCTATATTTAACAGCATTCACTGCTTTTAGTGTTGCTAAAGGTATACCTTGTGTCAAGGTAGCTGACTGGTTTATCGCGTCTCCGACGCTTTCTCCGTCGGTCAAGTAAGAAGCTACAGCGGCGAGGTTATAAGCCTCGTTTGCGATTTCCTTTCCCATGTTATTAAGGTAACCAATTCTGTATTGTTCTCTCGTGAGCTTTGGTGTAAGTGCCTCTGACATAGATTGTATATTCTGTGCTTAGAAAATAAAATTAAGAAACAGGCGGGGTGAACGTTTTTCACACCCCTTCACATTGTTTCTCACCTTACTATAACTACACTGACTTTTTAAGATATTAATATTGATTTAATACTATTATAGTAAGGGGTGAAAAAGAGAAGAATATAGGCTTTACCTTTGTTTGTACTGGAAGGTCACTTTCCACTTTTTCTCATAGTGAAAACTTCTCTCTTTTAGGCTATATTAGAAAAAGGTACCCAAGCTGTTTTTCACACCCTCAAATCCCCTTACTATAAGAGACACTCCCCTTTCCCGTCTCTTTTCTTTTTTTGCTCGACTGTCGAGCTGTTTTTGTTTTTCACCGGCCTCGCTGTATTTTTCACATCCTCATTATCGAACCCCTTGTTAAACAGAAATTTAGAATATCTCTCTCTCTTGTATACCATGGACTCAAAAGTATTGTCAGCTCCCCCAACTGTCTCTTTCCTATCGTCCCACTCCTTTGTGGAACGTGTGGACCCGAGGCTAGTTGATTCTTTGCTTGCTTCTGATCACCTCTTACTTGAGTGGACAAACAGAAGCGCATGGTTTGTGGATGTCCTTAAGAGGCTATTCCAGAATGAAAAAAAACAAATTACTGACTACAGTATGCTCTACAACGAAAACTGCGAAGGAGTGCCAGTAAAGTACGACGAGTCAAGATCGAAGTACGGTAGAGTTACTGTACATAAGTCACTTGGGTTCACTAACATGAGAAGGCCTGTCCGCCACACGTTGTGTACCCACTACTACGACTTCGACATAAAGAACTGCCAGCCTACCTGCATGCTGTACATCATGAAGGACGACGCACCGAAGGAACTCACTATGTACGTGAACGAAAGAGACAGCATTATCAAGCTACACATGGAAATGTGGTGTATCAAGCCTGAGGACAAATGGTTGGTTAAGCAGCTATTCATCCGCCTCTTCTTCCTCGGTACTTTCGAAGGATACAGAGCGGATATGAAAGAGTACGGATACAACATTCCGCAGTACCCGTCTTCTTTTATAACAAAACTCCAGGCAGGGCTAGTTGACTGCGCGAGGAAACTGAAACCATTGAATCCTCACTTGTACAAGAAGGCCTATGACAGAAACAGAGAGAAAGGAACAAATCCTGATGAAACAGTGGTTCTCAGGACTTTCATGTCTCTCTTCTTGCAGACAGTAGAGAGAAGAATAGTGGAGTCTGTCATGGAGTCTATTTACACTAACACTTCTCTCATGAGAAGGAGCAAAAACCCAGGGTACATCTATACCTCCTACGAGTACGACGGATTCAAACTCCTTCGGGAGAACGTGGATGCCTACAATGGAGGAAAGGAAGGGGTTCTTCAGTTGATAGAACTTCTTACTTCTGAAGTGTCCGGAATGCCACTGAATTGGACTGTCAAGGAGATGGACGAAGGATATGACCTCTCAGAGATAGTTCTTCCGCCTATTTCCATGAAGGAGCTTATCGTGGAAATGAACATGTGTATGACATCACATAGACTTATGGCCGAAGTAATCAATGCCAGACTGTCAGAAGGGAAGTACATCTTCGAGATCGATAACAAGCAATGGTATACCTTCGACACCGAGTACAAGAGATGGGAAGCTTCTGACTTCTTCTTCAATAGAGACATGACGAAATTGATGGATGCTCTCTACAACCATCCTGTGTATATGAAGCAGGCAAAGTACAAGTCTGCATTCGACAGCTTCATAGCAAAGAGCGGATCTACTTCTTGGGTGTCTGGTGTGGAAAAGCAAGCTCGCTATGTAATGTTCAAGAAGTCAGTGGAGTTCGACACTGAGACTGATATAATTAATTTCGGCAATGGAATATACGACATCGGAACAAGAAAGTTCAGAGAAAGAACAATGGAGGACTTTGTCGTGATGAGCACTAACTATGACTACCATGAGTTGAATGAGCAGGACAAAAAGTATCAAGAGGAAGTTATGTTCGTTCTTAATCAGATCCACCCGGAGAAAGAAGACTTGCTACTGAACCTGCTCATTATGGCTTCTGGTCTATCAGGACGCAACTTGGAGAAGTTCTTTGTCTTCAATGGATCCGGAAGAAACGGAAAGTCTTTGCTGAACTCAGCCATGAAGATCATCCTTGGGGATTACTACTGCACTGCTAACACCTCTATTCTCACCGAGGACTTGAGAAAAAAGAGCAGTTCAGAAGCTAATTCTGCTATTGTTTCTCTCAGTAGAATGAGATACGTTGTTTTCAGAGAACCACCTAAGCATCTGTCTATTCAGAACTCTACAATTAAGGATCTCAGTGGCGGAGGGGAAATAGTTGCAAGGGAACTCTTTAAAAAGATCCAAGCAGTTCTCCTGTTTCTCACAATGGTGCTTGAGACCAACTCCAAGCCGGACTTCGCAGAGCAGTGCGACGACGCTGAAGCCGAAAGGGTTGTAGACTATCATTTCAAGTCTCACTTTACTGCAGACGAAAAAAAATTGGAGAAGGCTAAGGAAACTGGAGCTCACGTATATCCTCTCAGAACAGAACTAAAAGACAAAAACTGGTGGATAGAGAGACGCAATGCTTTCCTCCACATCTTGCTCGACCATTTGGACATCCTACACAAAGCCGACTACGTCATAGCTAGGTTTGTACCCGAGCATGTAAAAAAGAGGTCAAAGGAATACTGTGAGTCAAGTATTTTGGTGGTCAGAATATTCAACGACATGTTCTACCTTCCTGATGAACAGGACGAAGAGAGAGACATGACTCTTGCCTCTGTTATTGCAACAATAAGGGACTCGGATTCTTTTAGACTCCTTCCTTCACACGTGAGGAACAACCGTGACTGTCAGCCTACAGCTATGAAGAATAAGCTCGAGCAATACCTGTTGGAGAAGTTCGACTGTCTTTACGAGAAGAGAAGGCAGAGATTAGTAAAAGGGTTTAGAAGAAACCGGGAACAGGACAACGGCTCCTTGTACTCGGGGAATGACTACGATTTACTTACTGTAGAGGATGACGAATATACTGAAGTACTTTAATTTCTTAAAAAAATATCTTCTTTCCATATATACAATGTCATTAGGTAGAACTTTTGTTAGCTACCCTGAAAGTAGAGTTCGAGCAGCGTTCAGCCCTGGGCAACTCAGAGGCGGACCTGGAATGAAGAACCTTATATCACCTTTCTACCCTTCCGAAACTCAGCCATCGTTAAACAGACTCCATACAATAATAGACATAGACAAGGGAAGAGTACCCGACAATCCAAGACTGCAGGGAGGAAGAATCCCCGAGGATGTCTACGTTAGACACCCCTTCTTTTTCGGTGGTGCGAACATCCGCTCATATGCCAGAGTTCGATAAAAATTAATTTTTTCTTATCTTTAGGTATATAAGATGCACACTATAACTTTATCCCGTGCAAACATCGTCGGAGACGACAACAACAGACTAGTGTACAACCTTCCTGGTAGTAAGAATTTAGAAGGAGCGGAGATAGCCCTGGTCGATCTATTTATGTACTACAGTTGGCTTAACATCAACGCCCAGCCTTTGGCAAACAACACTTTCTCTATTGTTTGGCCGGCAATGACTGAAATAGGAGGTATAAACACAACAGGCAACACGGAAATACCAATAGTAATTCCAGACGGTCTTTACGAAATATCTGACATCAACAGTTTCTTACAACAGTGGAGCATAGACAACAACTATTACTTAATTAACTCATCCACAGGGGAGTACGTATACTTCATCCAGTTGCAGACAAATGTAACGAGATACGCCTGTCAGGCAAACTCGTTTACAATTCCGACAGGTGCAGCTCTCCCAGCAGGTTACACAGCTCCTGCTGGAGGGTTTGCCAACAGTATTTACACGCCCATTGGAGCTGCTGGTGGAACCTCAACGGTCGCAAACCAATCCCCGGGTTGGTATTTTCCAGCCAACTTTAATGACATTCTTGGGTTTACAGCAAACACATATTTTCCCGGTCCTGGTGCTTCTGTATTCACTACTGCTGATGCTTTTCCTGATGGGAATGCGTCTATAATATCCACCCAGGCACCAAATGTTCAGCCAAATAACGTAATTTACTTGAATTGCAATTTGGTATCGAATGGGTACTCAAACCCGAGTACTTTCCTTTATCCAGTTCCAGCGAAGTCCTCAATCGGAGACCTTCTCTCAATAGAGCCACCTGAGTTTGCCTGGAATAAGCTTATGCCAGGACAGGCTAGTCAGGTAATTCTAACACTTACCGATGTACAAGGACAGCCTATAAAGATCCAAGATCCAAACATCCTCATCACCTTGATTATCAAGGATAACGAGGACAAACATCCAAATATAGGCCACACTACAACCGGCGGAAAGCCATCCAGTATGGAAGTACAAAGGTTTAGCATGAACCCTACAAACAACCAGTCCGATAACCAGCACCACAATTTACATAGAAAATGGGGTTAAATAAGCGACGATTTTCTCTTCTCTACTTGTAAATGGACAGGTTTAACGACCAAAAAATAAACCAGTACTTAACGGAGTTCGGAAGGGAAGCACAGGAATTAGACAAAGAAATGAGGGAAGCAACAACAATAGAAAAAGAGAAGCCCATCAAGACGAGACAAGCCCTAGTCCAGGCAATGGTCTACAAATTGTACTCCTTGAGATCAGCAATAAGAAAAGAGAAGGAAAAAGAAGTTTAAAATATTTAGGCAATGTATAAAATGCCTCAATATTTATACAGACCAGCTTGCAGGGGACCTACAACCCTCATTCACCAAGAAAGCAAAGTCAACCACGGTAATGCACAGCTAACTCCAGGAGGGACGGGTGTTACTTTACCTGAAAAGGTTGCCCAGAAGGAAGCAACACGGCTAGGACTGTCTGGAGCTCTCCAAGATAAGATAGGAAAGCTAAAATTACATGACAAAGAGGCCAAAAAGAAGAAACTGAAGGAGAATAAGCCTATCATATTCTCTATTTAGGTGCGTTCTTCCAAAATATTTTCTGGATACAGGATATATACAGAGAATGAGCGGTGATTCCCTAGTTTACGACATGTCCAATATGACAGAAGGCAGCCCCTCCGTCTTCGTGAAGCGCGATTGGTTAAACATTCAAGACCAAATGAACGGTAATTATGGCTCCAACCAAATTATTATCGACACGTCAGCTTTAGCGAATAGCAACAAGTATATGGCATACAGAGAGGCTTATTTGAGCATTCCCCTTGTTTTGTCAGTTGCATCGCCAAAAGTAACAACCATTCAGCTTAAAGGTCCAGTCAACTCTGGACAGACTGGTATGAACGCCGGTGTTGTCATCGTATCGACTGGTCTTCAGATCACAGCAGCTCAAACTGCTGCTATTAACGGAGCCGCAGTAACTGGAGCTGCCGGTGTAACCACTATGGCCAACCCAGCAGTAACCGGAACAGGTGTTGTTGCTTTCACAGGTACAACTTCTGTTGCTGCTGGTACTGAAATAACCATCACTGTGACCCTCAACACTGGTTTCCAAGACTTCTTCGGAGGAACACCAACTTTCGAGGACTCTAGAATCGTTGGATTGAAGTCATGGTTTGGGAGTATTATTCACTCTCTTACCCTAGACTACGCAGGAACCACTATCTTGCAACAAACCCCTTGGCAGAGCATGTGGACTCAATTCGGTCTTCTTACTACTCTAGGCCAATCTGACCTTGACATGAACGCCTCAACGATTGGTTTCTACCCTGACACAGCAAACGGATTCCAGTTTGCTAGCGGATCATCAACTGGTGGTGAAGGAGCACTATGGAACGTTCCAGGTGGTCTCATCGGAGCCCAGGCATCTTCTGCAGCAGGTTTAACAGGTGCAGGTAACTTGGGATGGGCAATGAGACAGCTCAACACACTTACGGACGCACAAGCCCTTGCTGGTGCAGGTACCACAACCTTTAGCGTTCTCCAAACACAAACGCAAATGGGCAGCTTGTACAGAAGCATGGTTTCGAGCTACGTCAACAACGGTGGAAACACTGGTATCGTTTATCAAATCCAGGCACAAATCTACCTTAGACACATTCACTCTTTCTTTTCGCAGGTTCCTCTCCTAAAGGGTGTTTTCTTCCGCCTTACTTTGAACATCAACCAGCCTTACGTATGCGTAACCAGAGGTACTTCCGCAGGTACCAACGCATTGGCCATTAAATCCATTGTAAGTCCTCTTGGTGGTGTTGTTCCTATCCTCATTGCAGGATTAAATGAGCCCGATGTCAACTTAGTTCTCCCATCTTCAGGCGAGGAGATTGCCATCCGCTCACCAGCTGCGTTGACGGCAACAGGAAACCCATCCCCTACTGATCTTTGTGTAGCACTGAACGTAGGTAACACAATCCTTAACCAGACACAGCTCAACTTGCTAGGCTCATCAACACAGACTCAATTAAACCAGAGCTGCTTTTTGTATGTTCCCTCATACACTTTCAACCCCTCATTCGAGGAGAGCTACTTGAGTCGTCCAACAAAATCAATTGTTTACTCCGACATATACCAATTCACCACATCCTCAGTGAAATCAGGATCCCAATTTAATTTCCTTTTGACGAACGGTATCAGCAACATAAAATCGGTGCTAATCCTCCCATTTTTCCCCAATATTCTTACTAGCGGTGAGTTAGGTGCCACATCAACTGTTGGATACCCAGTATACCAATCACCATTCGACTGTGCCGGATGTGGTCCAACTTCCCCTCTTACATCCATCCAAAACTTCAATGTTGTTGTTGCTGGTCAGAACATGATCTACAACACTCAACAGTACAACTTCGAACAATTCTTGAACCAACTTGCAGGCGTGAACAGCATCAACGCAAACCTAACAGATGGTCTTACAAGTGGTTTGATAGACTTCAAATCCTTCCAACAAGGATATTCGTACTATTACGTAAACTGTTCTAGGATGCTCCCAATAGACGAAGCGGTCCCCAAATCCGTCAGCATCCAGGGTACAAATATCTCCCAGTCGTCGGTACAATACTTGTGCTTTATCGAATATGGGGTTCAAGTGTCAGTAGATGTCTTGACTGGCGCAAGGGTATAAATACTCCCAGACAAAATGAATATAAAGAAAAAATAAACAATTCAATTGGCTCCGGCCATTTTCTCTTAATCTTTTAATTAATAGCAAAATCTAATAATTAAAAATGTGCATATCTCACGTTCCTCATTTCAGGTGCATCCATTGCACTAGGAAACTGACCGCACACTCTACAGAGCGATTCACACTGAATACCAATGCAGTCGTTGCAGTACGAAGCTGGACACATGGGGCAGTAAGACATGAACTCCGCGGAGAACCTATGACAGTTTGCGCAGATATGTCTCGGACAAACAGACAGTTCGCATACTACCTTCCTACTAGCTTCCTGTCTATCTATGAACGAACACAGAAGGGAAGACCGCCCTAGTATATCCTCTTCCATGAACTTGATGTACTCCTGCTTAGTCTGTTCGTCTACCTTTATACAGTGAAAGTAATTCCAGCAGGCCTTGTGCATAACCTTTGGACAACCTGCAACTCCGCAAACCTTGGGTATTTCGTCTGATGTTTCGAACAGCTCTTTACAACCGAAGCACCTTTTCTCTAAGGTAGGACTTCTGACGCAGTCTGGACGTGCGTAGGTATTCCAGTAATTGTACCATTTGTTGTATCTATACTTCTCTTCGTTGTGGTATCCGTTCCCGAAGTGTTCTCCAGTAAGAAACTCGTAGCACAGCTGGTTTCTTTCGCGCCAGTAAGGAGGCCTGTTTTTCTTTGCTTCTCTTTCCTTTCTTTTTCTCTCTTCTTCTTCTCTTTCTTCTCTCTCTTTTCCCTCTTTCTTGGCTTTTCTTTTCTGCGCAGCCACTAGTTTTTCTAAGTCCGACTTCTCTCTCCTTTTAGGCTTTACTTCCTCCATTAGTTCTCCTAACCTCACTTCAGAGTCATTTTTCTCTTCTCTCACGAAAGAAGCTCGGCGGGAACCCCGCATTGTTTTTGTGCGTCTCTCCATGGTGGGTTCGATTGTGACGAAGTCTCTTTTTCAGCGAAGCAGGTTTTTTTTTCTCCGCTGATTTCACAGTCTCTTCACAATCGAACCCCATGCAGACCACGATAGATTTTGCAGCCGTTTCACACAAAATGGAATCAATTAAGGATCTCGTAACCCAAGGCCCTGTCTCTGTTGCTAAGAAATACTTCTTAACAGAGGAAGAAGCTTCTCATGCACTGGTTGTCATGACCTCTCCTCACGCAAGAAAGTCTTCATTGAGATTTCCCTGTAGTACTGCAGGGCTGAGAAAACTGTGCAACATGAGGATAGGAGTATGGGATGCAAATGACTCTACAAATCAGTGTGTGGATGTGCCGATGTTCTACTATGACTGGTATTACAACAAAACAAAAGGGTTCGCGGGAGTAGTTGAGTACGGAAAGATTCTCGGACAGGAAGAATGGAAGAGATGCGAATCAACTGGACTGTGGTTTAAGATGAAGCCACAGATGACTTGTCAGATATCCACTTGCAGGGCATGCGAACCGTACGAAAGAGTCTTCGAAGGTCAGAACAGACTTATTGTCAAGTTTTATTACTGGGATCCTGAGTGCAGGGATTTTCAGTCTTACCTTCGTTTCTTCCAGAGGTTCTTTCTTCTTTTTGAGAAGGACAGAATGAAAAACCCTGGTCAGCCTTACGACTTCAGGCAAGCGAGACTGATGATGGTAAAGAGACAAGCAACTGGAGACTTTAACTTTCGGTACAATTTTTCAGAAAACTTTATTACAGAGTACGTCCGTAATCACCTTAGATTTGCTCAAATGGATCAAATAGTAGATTTGCCGTTAGAGATCCAAGTGCAAATCTTCAACACTGTCTTGAACGACACCATTCTACTGGCATCTTCCGACGAAGTAAAGAGGTGGACAGAAGAGTATAAGAACGATTCATCCAACGACTATTGGACTCAGTGCTACGACGTGGACGATGAAATAGAACTGGTTGATCCTAAGTGTCTGGACGTAGCGTACTTGCAAGATCCAGAGAAGATCCCGTTCTTCGTTGCTCAGAAGCTCCACAAACTGATTCCTCTAGGGTGTCGTGTGTCTTCTTTCAGGATGAGAGAGTATCACAGGAAGCACCAGGTTGTTTTCCACGAGAAGTACAAGGAAGCTTAAGGAGCGAAGTTGTTGTTAAACCTATTTTCTTCTCCTTTTTCTGTTTCTTTGGAAGGAATAGTTCCGACTAAGTCTTTAGGTAGTGGTACTTTTTTAGGGTTTTCTTTACTTAAAAAGAAATGTTTTAAGATCCATTCATTTTTTTGGTAGTCTAGAGAGTCGTTCAAATCATCGAACGGTAAAAGAAAGATCTCTGTATCAGTCTTAAGGTTGTTTGTCATGAATCGTTTATCGTTTATAAAGTGAGCAAAGGCAAGCTGCCAAAAGCCACAAGCGTTGTTTACAATTGACTGAACATCCTTAGTTGGGTGCCACGGTTTAACACCGAAGTTCTCCTTGATTAGTTTCGTTACTATCTGAGGAGGGCCTTTACCGTACGAGTCGAAGTAGACGGCACCTATGTGTCCATTATTTGCTTTCTTGACTTGAAACCCTGTCCAGTGTGAGCCTTCGTTTGGTCCTTCCTCGTCGTCTGCATCTTCCAAGTTTATCATGTAATACTTGTTAGGTTTCAGCTTCTTTGGCAGCAAGTCCTTGAATCCACAGAACTCAAGAGGAATGCCCATCTTCGGAGCAATATCTTCTATCTGTCCGTTTGTTAACATTATCTATAAATGATGAATAGATAATTTTAAATTAAAATGTTCCTAAATGCTTAACCTTCCATTCGCGATGCTAATGCAGGAGGGAATTGAGTGTGGAAGAAAAAGTTCTCCGAAACTGGCTGAGGCATTAGAGCAGGGTTCGACAAGCACATAAGATTGCCTCCAGCTCCGACGTTGGTGATACCCGAAAGTTGGCCGTTTGGTCCGATAGCTCCTCCACGGGTTCCGGCGTACAAGCCACTACCATAAGCCTCCGTTCTCCTAGCGCCTTTCGGTACCCTCAATTTACCACCGCGGGTACCAGCGAACATGCCTTTACCACGAGGCTTTCGCATAGTCTCAACAAGGTCGATAGCTTGACGTACACGGCTTTCTCCTCGCTTTCTTGGTCTGTTTTCTCCGATGTCTTCAATAAGGTCAACTACTTTTCGCTTCACGCTTGCTCCTTTTGGTTTTCTACCATGCATCATCTTCTCCGTCATCTGGTCCTTCCATGAATCGCTGGCTGCACGACCAGGCAGGTCCAAGGGGATAGAGGACGACGGATCGCCCCTGGCTAAGGATCCTCCGTGAGCGCCAGCGAAGATACCTTCTCCTCCCATTGCTCCCTTCAGTGAGTCTATTGCTATTTTTTGAATAGTTGGGTTACTCGCAATAGAGCCAATATGCTTTGTGATGTCTTTCATCTTTAGCTTACCTCCGGCTATAAGGCCTGCTCCCATAGCTTCCTTTGCCATGTCTAAAGCTAAGTTTTGGACAGTAGGGTTCTTAGCTATGCTGCTTATTGCACCTGTAATGCTTTTCATCTTTAATTTGCCACCCTTAACTTTCTTAGCTGCTTCCGATGCAATCTTTTTTGCAATGGCTTGGACTTGTGATGCTCTAACCGCACCTCCCCTTGCTGCTGGTCCGGCAGAGATGCCAGAACCTTCCATGTGCTTGGTGTAGTCGCTAATTATTGGCGTGCCTAATTGGTTGGTAGTGTGTATGAAGGAATGGCCCATGTCCTTTAAGAATCCTTCTCCACAGGCTCGGACTGCCTTTCCCTTAGCTAAGTTCTTTACGTCCTTTACTGGGTTGCCCTTAAATCCCTTCAACTTTCCTGCTCTGGCAGACGGTCCTGCCGAAATGCCTGCTCCTGCCATCATTTCAGCTCCGCCTACTAAACCGTCCACTCCACCCATAGCGTTAAAGCCTTTCTTAAAACCGCTTGAAAAGTCTTTGAACCCTCCCATTTTAAGTTTTCCACCAGCCATTATGCCGGATCCTTCTGATCTGTTTCTGTGGAGCTCCTCGGTGCCTAACCTGATTACGGCCTTTCCACCCTTCTTTCCAGCCTTCATCAATTTCTTGATGTTGTCTTCGGAAAGGAAGGCGGGAACACCTGACCCTTTTGCAGCTAGGGCTGCACGAACTGAGTGTCCATTTCTAAGTTTGGACATAACCGCTTTAGACATATCAGCTAAATGTACAGGATGCATCTTATTATACACTTCAAATAGAAAATAATCTGGCGAATTCGCAATCTTTTTATCTATCATGTTTATATAAAATGAAATTTACTCAATTCGTTAAGCAATATTTAGCAACGAACAAGGACTCTGGATTAACTTACAGAGATGCTATGAAAGACGACGGAGTGAGATGCGCGTACAAACAGTTTGAGGCGGATCTTTGCAAGAAAGGGATAGTGAGAGAACCAGAAAAAAGACCGGAACCTAAAAAGAGATATAATAAGAGTGCAAGCTGTGGAGATAATGTTATTAACCAATATATAGACACCAATAAAGAAAACATCCCGCCAAAGTGGTCTCCTGCTCCTACAGGTCCTCAACCACAACCTCCGTCTCAGAGACCTGGATTCCCTCCTCCTCCTGCAAAAGCTCCGAGGGCATCTTATCAACAAGACCCTTTCCAACAGATGGCTCAGAATGAGTATTGGCAGAGGAATCCCGCGCTACTCGCACAAGCAAGAAGACAGTACGAGGAAGCAATGTCTCAAGCAGAGCAAGTG